CCGATTAGAACGGGATGGATCATCGCCCCGGAGGATAGAACTCCGCGCATGACGACGGCATTTGTGGACAGATGAGGAGGGAAAAATGATATGCAGATGCCAAAAGAATATGATTGTGTTCGCTTGAAGGATGGGAGAGAAGGCACAATCGTGGGGGTCTATTCGGGGGATGTATATCTGGTTGATATTGATTACCCGCCGGAGCGGCTGCATGAGATTGAGGATACAACAGAGTTCATCAAAGCGACGGATATTGAAAAGATCACTTATGTACATATCGCGGAATAAACAATCGGATAAATTTTAGCGGAAATTTATTTCACATAATAATTAGAGAAACCATCTTACCAATCGGCAAGGTGGTTTTCTTATACCCAAAATCGAATCAGGATACGCAGGGGCGGACGGGAAACCGGCTGCCCCTTTGCTATATCACGACCCCGCCGGTGGTTCATCCGGCTCAATCCACACAGCCGACGGGCTGTTAAAAATCACGTTAGGAGGATTACGCATGAAGAACATCGAGACCATTCTTTCCGACTTCGGTATCACGATTCCGGAAGGAAAGGCGGCGGATCTGCGCAAGGCCGTCGCCGAAAACTACAAGACCGTGGCGGAATTCACCAAGCTGCAGGAACGCCACGACGCGCTGGACACATCGCTGAAAGACGTGCAGGGCAAGCTTGCCGCCTTTGACGGCGTGGATGTCGCAGCGCTGAAAGGTCAGATCATGACCCTGACCAATGACCTGCAGACCGAGCGGGACAACCGCAAGAAGGACGCCGCTGCCGTGAAGCTGCGCAGTACGGTGGACACGTTCCTGTTGGGCAAGCATTTCGTCAACGACATCACGCGCGAAAGCATCACGGACAAGCTGGTGACAGCACTGGGGTCTGACGATGCGCGCGGCAAGTCGATCGACGACCTGTTTACCGGCCTTGTCACCGATCAGAACGGCAAGGAGATCCCCGGCATCCTTGTGGCCGATCCCGCCAGCAAGGCGCGCTTTTCGTCCAATCACAGCGGCATGGTGCCGCCGGCGGGAGGCGCAAAAGAATACGTAGCCCAGAAATACAAAAACAACCCGTTTTTCAGGGGCTAAGACTACGAAAGGAAATGATGACCTATGTCTATCCAGTATGGTTCCCTTTACGTGGATGAGCAGTACAAGGCGACTGTTCTTCCCAACCTTTTTTATAAGACCTGGCTTGTGCCCGGCGTGACCTATCAGGACGTGATGGTCGACGGCGCCGGCGGCTGCTACTGGCACAAGCTGACCTCCACCGCAGCATCTGTCGGCACGCCCGGCCGTGACTTCACGGACACCGCTGCCGCTGACACGCTGGTTCAGGCCGTTTTCAACAACAACATTCATGCGTCGAAGAAGATCTACGGCGTGCAGGCCGCTGCTGTGGCGTTCCCGATTGCCGAGGAGCATCTGGCCCTTGCCACCCGCGAAGTCGCGGAGGCGAAGAATCAGTGCGCGCTGGCCTGCCTGATTTCCGAGGGTACGGCGTCCACCAACACCACGAAGACCACTGCGGCCAACTTCAAGGCACAGGTACTGGCCGAACGCAAAGCCATGGTCAAGGCGAAAGCCAACCCCACCATCGTGCTTTGCAGCCCGGACTTCTTCGCGACGATGCTGGAGTTCGCCGGTGAGAAGTATATCCCGACGTCCAACGAAATGCTGCTGGCCGCCGCTGCCGGCGGCCAGGTAGGCAGCTTCATGGGCTTTACCTGGATCGAAGTCAACGGCTTCGCGTCGTCTGCTGATCTTGCCTACTATCCGCACGGCGGTACGAAGGCCAGCGTTACGGCGGCGAACCTCGCGAAGGTGGAATTCATCATGTACGATCCGAACGTCTTCGGTGTCGGCGATAACTTCAGCATCGTCCGCATGGTCGATTCTGAGCTGTTTGCCGGTACGAAGGCGCAGGTCGAGGAAAACGTCGCCCTGCGTGTTCTGGACGCTGCGCAGGTGCACGTGAAGTCCTACGCAAGCGCGTGATCGGCAGGTGAATCACGGTGTACGCGGATTTTGACACATACGTAAAACGGTACGGGGACGATCTGTCCCCTTTCCGCGACGAAGTGACTGCTGCCCGCTACCTGCGTGCGGCGTCGCGGGAGATCGACCGCTTTACGTTCGACCGCTTCGGCGGCACGCTACCGGAATCCACGATCGACGCCGAAAAGCTGCAGGATTGCGCGTGCGAACTGGCCGAATGCCTTTACCGCATTGACCAGGCGCGTGACAGCGCGGCTGAAACCGCAGACGTCGGCGGCGTAAAAACCGCCGGCCCTGTGGCGTCGGTGTCGTCCGGCAGCGAATCGATCACATACAAGGCGGCCGACAGCTGCTACACGACCGCTGCGAAGACCACGGCGGCGCGGGATGCGCTGGTGCTTGACCTGCTTCGGCGCTGGCTTTCCGGCGTGGCCGTGGATGGCGTCCTTGTGCTGTATGCGGGGGTGACGTGCTGATGCTGCTGCATAGCGATACGGTCACGCTTTTTTCGCGCGTGCGCGGCGCGCGCGGTCAGGCCGATACGTGGGTGCGGCACGTGCTGGCGGGCGTCAAGGTGGAAGCAAAAACCGCCATGACGCCAGGCACGACCGGCGACGTTCCGGGGCACTATGTGCTGCTGCTTGTGCCGAAAGCGGCCATTGGCTCGCTGACCTGTGCGACGCCGGAAGTGTACCAGGCGGCGGATGACCGCAGTAGACTGATCGCATTTCAGCCAGGCGACTATTTCTGCCGTGGAGATCACGACTGGGCGGAATACGACGCGCTGTGCAAGGTCACAGAATGCCACCGCATTACATCCTGCGCGTGGTTTCCGCTTGTTCCACATTTTGAGGTGACGGCATCATGAGCGACATCAAGCACTATAAGAACGTCAGCTATGTCAAGGGGCACGTCCGGGTAAAGCTCCGGTTCGCCAAATACGGCCCGCGATTCGCCAAAGCGCAGGAATGGCTGGGGCAGCAGGTGCTTGCGGACAGCAAGCTATATATGCCGTATCGCAGCGGGAACTTGCAGCAGCAATCGTATGTCACCGAAGGCGGCCGGCAGGTCGTGTTCCCAGGCCCATATGCACGGTATCTGTATATGGGTAAGGTCATGGTGGATTCAAAAACCGGGAAAGGCCCTGCGAACATTCCGAATGTCGGCCCGCGTTTTAGAGAAGGCGCGACACTTGTTGCGACTGACCGCGACCTGCGGTTTGCGACCGGCGTGCCGCGCTGGGCGGAAGTCGCGCAAAACGAACACGGCAAGGAATGGGCCGCGGAGTGCAAGCGGATCATCCTGGGGGAATCAAATGGTTGACACAAAAGATTTTTCAACGATCCTGAGCGACTTGCTGAATGACTTCCCTGCCATCGGCGCGCGTGAAATCCGGTTCGGCGAACTGGGTGACAAGTCTGGCGTCGGGATCTATCCGTCCGCTGCGGCGACGGTGATCAGCGAAACGACCGATATCATGGGCGGCGTATACCAGAAATGCAACTATGCGTTTCAGGTGGTATATCGCGCCGTGCCGCAGTCGGAAACGGACCGCATCCACATCAAGGGTCGGCTGGACAAACTGGCGCGCTGGCTGGAAAAACAGCCGATCACGGCGGACGGCCAGCAGCGCACGCTTGCTGCGTGGCCAGACCTCGGCGATGGCCGGACGATCACTGCATTTGTACAGGTGTCGGCGGCCTATTTGACCGGGCGCTATGCCGACGGTGTGGAAGACTGGGCCGTGTCCCTGTCGATGCGGTACGACAACAATTTTGAAAGGTGATGCATTATGCCTGAAAGTACGACTTTTAACACAACCGCGGGCCAGACGATTGCCCGCAAACTGCTGATGGTCTTCCTGAATACCGGCACGTCTTCCGCGCCGGTTTGGTCGATCGTCGGCAAGCGCGTGGAAGACAGCAGTCAGGAATATGACTGGAACAAAGAAACCACGCAGGACATTCTCGGCAACACGTTTACCACCATGTCCGCGCCGACCATCACGCAGACCTTTGACCCGTGCAATCTGGACGCCGGCGAGACCGCGCTGACGAAGCTGTGGCAGCTGGCAATCAAGGATCAGGACGTTGCGGCGCTGGCCGAACAGGACATGATGATCGTGCACTGCTATGCCGGCGCGAAGGACACGGCGATGTTTGCCGAGCGCTATAGCGGCTGCGCAATCGAAGTGAAGTCGCTGGGCGGCGACAAGACGGTGGACATGCCGTTTGACGTGACCTACGGCGGCACGCGCACAGTCGGCACGGCGGCCATTGCGGACGGCGTGGCCACGTTCACGAAGGCGACGGCATAAGGGGGTGACGGCGTGAGCAATAACATTTCTTTCGAAACCGGCCTGAAAGCGTTCACCATCAATGGCGACGCAAACCGGAAGATCTATTTTGATCCGAACGACATCGGCATCATCGACCGGCTGGAAGCGGCAGCGATGGCGATCAAGGCAAAAGCCGACGAAATGGGCACGCAGGAAAGCGACACGGACGCCCGCACGACGATCCGCGAACTGGACGCCTACGCGCGCGAACAGGTGGACGCGGCGTTCCCTTCGCCCGTCTGCGATACAGTGTTCGGCAAAGCCTACTGCGTTTCGCTCACGCCGTCCGGTTCCCTGCAGATCATTTCGTTTCTTGAGGCTGTATCGCGCCAGATTCGGCGCGACATGGACGCTGCGTCCACTGCCGCACAGAAGCGTCAGGCAAAATACCTGGATAAATACAACGGCGGGGGGGGCCGGTGGGCGCGCCCCCCCGAAAAGTGCCCGCGCCCCCGCCTCCGATCTTGAGCGAAGATAACGGAAGAAGGGCGATGCACCGAA